TACTCCAGAACTTACGGTAGTTTTTCCCATAATTGTTTCTGTAAATTTTTTAAATGCTGCGGTAGCCACTGATAATTTTTCAAGAAATACATTTATAGATTTAATAATTGGAGTAAACAAATTAATAAAACCTTGACCAATTGTAGCCTTTAACGACTGTAATCTTAGTTGTAATATTCTAACTTGATTAGCCCATGAATCAGAGGTTCGGGAAAAGTCTCCACTAGCTGCAGATAACTGTTCCTGTACAAATTGCAGCCGTAATGAAACTTTTTCCTGCTCTGTCATCTTATCAGTTACTTTTCCGAATCCTTTTGCAAGCGCAAACTGATCCAGTGCATTTTGTGTCATTACTACGCCTAATTCCTTTAGGCTCTCCGTCTCCCCTGTAAACACGCTTTTCAGCTTTGTATAGGCTTCATCCTGCGATATATTATAAAATGACGCTACATCTCCGGTTAAGCCAGTTAGAGCCGTTGCCATGTCATAAGCTGCGCTTTCTGAATAGCCGAATGATTTAGACATAGCTCCAAACGTTCCAACGTACTTTTTAGCCATTGTTTCAGACAATCCAAATGAATCGGCAGCTGCCCTTGCAAATTCATCTACTCTTTTTGTCATGGTTGGAAACGTTACATCGACTACGTTTTGAACCTCAGCCAGATCAGAACCCAGCTTTAAACACTCTTTACCAAACTGCACAATCTGTTTTACTGCGAATGCTGCAAAAATAGCGGTTCCAATTCTT